GCAAACCTACAAAACCGCTTTCGCCGAGTGAAATTCTTGGAACGGGCATGCCGTCGTCAGCCGCCAAAGCAGCAGCCGAATTGTCTTTTGGCTTTCTAGCTGCCATTTGTGCTCCTTTTTATTTACTAGAGAGAATAGTAACATGTGACAACAATCTTGTCAATATTGTGCCACTATTCGGATTTTGTGGTATTATAGGGAGGGGATAGGGGATTCCTGCGTAAAAACAGGTAATGCAAAATTGGGCATGATGGCTTGCCTACACAACGTAGAGAATGCATCACTGGTTGCATCAACCATGTCATCGTGCATGTTTCTAGAACCAACAAAGTTTTCCAATTCAGACAGATAGTCGTCATTCCAAGTTCCGCGAACAATCCTCACGGCACCACTCTCGCACATAGCGGCAAATGGAAGGAAACGAGTAACCTTCTTGGACCAGCCACTCATTGGGATCGACTTAATAATCAAGCCACGTTCCGCAAAATGACGTGTAAAGAACATATTTGAGCTTTTTCCCCCAGCGCCGGTATCAGCGGGAATTGTGACAGGGATATCTAGACCATCCTCATTGGCGGTGTCCACAATCATTTTCATAACACCGTCCGTAAGCTTCCTATCTCGTTTTACATCCTCGATATAGTAGACACCTTCCTTTGTCCTTGACATCAAGACGCCAGCGGTATAGTCCGGGTCATGGTTAGTCTCACTCGGAACAGATGCCGCTATATCCCAGCTACGCACCCTCACAGCATCCACTGGGGCGGCTTCGACAACCTCAACCCATTTTCTTTGGAAGAAGCTATTTCCTTCGGGAACCGCTGTCCATGATCCATACAGATATCTTGCTTGCGCCACCCTAGATTGGGCCAAAAGATTTGCCAAATACGATGGATTGTTCTTAAGAAGCACAGGATTTGAGTACACGTCCATCGGGACAAATCGAAAACTCATTGGAATAAAAGTTTTACCCATCTCCAACCCAGCGCCGTGTTCGGCGTAGAGTTCTTCCTTTGAGTTGCCCCACTTCATCTTACCGTTCAAGATGACGAACCAACGAATTCTATTTTCTGTGCCCGGAACTGGAATACCTGTGGCTTTGTCCAAACAATAAGGCTCAAGGATTTCATAAAGCCAACTGTGCCGAGACGGGTTGCACGAGATTGTCATACCAATCTTACCCTTGTACCTCGCACCACGTAGACGAGCGCTCATCGCCAGAATCTGTGCAAGAGTAAATTCAGCCCCTTCGTCAACGAGGATATTCGTGGCCTGCCAACCCTGCACCTCTGAAAGATCGGCTGGCATCGCGACAAATTTGATTTGTGCCCCATTAGGGAAGTGCCACTCTTTGGCCTGTGCTTTATAGACAGCTTTCCAGTGCGGATAGAGTTGTTTCGACTCATCGATAAGGCCGCCGATCGCTGTAAGCATGGGGTATGTGAGTCGCACCACTAGAACACGTGCGGCGGGGTCTTGGCAAAACTTTAGTGCCTTCACTAGCATCATATAACTCTTACCACCGCCAGCCGTGGTATTATTCAATAAGAGGCGCTACACTCTTACCAGCCTTTGTAGGCATCCCACTATCGCTAGTGGGGCTAGACTATATCTTCATCCTTTCGGAGAACCCTGTTTCCACTCGCTTGAGTGTACTCGCTTGCGCGATAGTCGTTGAACGCTTCTCGTTATGAGATTCCGCTGCTGATTGTCTCTGTGAGATGTCCCAGCAATTAAGGGCTTGTTTTTAACGTGGAGGCACTGGACTTTCACCACCACCGACCAACAGAATGTCAGTCGTATCATCTTGTAGCACCATGCGCTGTTTTTCAGAGCATGGTTGAATGTTAGGTTTTGTTGTCATTCTATCCCCATGTCAACCAAGCAGTCAATTATATCTACAGCTTCATCTGCGTCTAGCCCAATAAAGGTTTCTGTCCATCCGTCAAATTTAGCATCGTACTGCTTGTACTGCTTTTTAAAATAATTAAGTAGGGCTTTTTCAAGTTTTCTACAGTTGACTCCACTCAAAAAGTACTCCTTCACGACGATGAAATCTCGTTTTGAAGTTCTACTAACGGAAATACTGCGATCTAGAGCGGTGCGGTTTGTGATGCCTATCTTTGTGGACTCTCCACATGTCAGCACGTACAACAACCCCGCTTTACTACTTTGAAACCCGTAGTTGCATTCGTTTTGGCAAGGACACCCTAGCCCTTGTATAACGTGGGCAGGCACCTTATCGAAAGCAGTATTGCAACAGTTGCACATCAACGTCACAGGTTCGTAGCACCCTCTGTATTCTACTTTTTCGTAAGAGTACTTATCACCATGTATTGCCCTAGATTCTTTTTCAAATTTCTCTTTTGTCCACAGCTTCTTTTGTGAGATGACTTTATTTGCGCATAACCTGCACCCAGCACCTGCAATGTGCGAGTCCGGTGTTTGTGTAAAATCGACTCCGCAATCATTGCAGCTAATAACAACTTTGTGCTTATTGCCCTTGTAATCCACCTGCGAGTAGTTGTACTTAACGTCACCATGAGTGGCATATGCCCTGTCCAAAAATTCTTCGTATGTTAGACGCTGACTCACAGAGCTTTTCTCGCTAATGCACTTAGGACACCCACCTTTATACCTGAGATGGTCGGCAGGAGGTTGCCAATAAACTTCGTTGTGTACTTTGCATTTTATTTTAACTTTGTTTTTCATGCTCTCGTACACAACTTCGCCGTAATCATTAAAGCTATTTAACCCTAGCAAATTTGCGCGTTCTACAAAAATGTCCTTATTCTTTTTGTTTACAGCCACGCATCTTGTATCGCATCCGCATGAAAATCGATGTCCCGACGTTAAACCTGTTTTTCGTGCCGTGCAAGCATTTCCACAATCGCATAAACAATTCCAGTAAGTATCTCCAGACCAGCCTACTACCACAAGCTTGTTAAATCTTTTACCAGTCAAATCTTCACCGCGAAACTTTCCCATCTTTACTCCTACACGAGTTAATAAAAGTGACTATCTAGCTGTGTAGAGCTAGAAAGGGAGCTACCCTGTTCGCCACAAAACTTGAAACAACAAAAAGCCACACAGCATTCCTGCCGTGCAGCCTCCTTTGGAATATCGACTAGCCGCTACCTAGTCTGTCTATACTTAGTCTTTACAACTTGGCCTAGACAGGCGCTTACGCGGTGTGCCCTATATTTAACGAGCGCGCACATCACAAACGCTCTTATTCGGTGTCGCAGCGCCACTCAACCATGCCTGCGAGCTTTAGTGACCTTAGAGCCACCCTCTCCACTAACCCGCCGAAGCGGGGTATGCTCGTCGGAGCTAGTCCCTTGAGCAAATTTGTTACGAGAATTTGTGTCAGCCCTCGTCGGCTTTCGTGACCTCGACTTCAACACCGCAACCAGCTTCTTCTTTCACCGACTCGTCTTTCTTACCAAAAATGTTATCAAAATTATCGTAATAATTCTTCCAACCTGTGCCACGTGGCCTATCGCCCTTGCCACAATCATGATAGAATGTTTTTGTATTGTTATCAGACATATTTTCTCCTTATGTTCATGTGGCACGGAATTCCACCGTGCTCATTAGCTTCTCGTAAAAGCCTCGTCAGCCGTAAGGCTAACAGTACCTAAGGCAAGGTATTTGGTTGCGGTCGCCAGAATCGAACTGGACTGTCAGCTTATGAGACTGACGTGCTGCCGTTACACTACCCCGCTATTGTTTGGTCCGAGTACAAGGAGTCGAACCTTGGACCTCTTGCTCCCAAAGCAAGCGCTCTACACTGGCTGAGCTACACTCGGATGAATTCATGCTCCGTGATTGTCTTGAACATCCACCCGTTATTAGATGGCGACAGCGGACAACACTCCGAAGACTTGAGAGAACGTCTTCCCATTTCTATAAATAACCTTCCAGCCGAGCTTTCGCTGTTCTACGGAGGAAGGCCGTGTGTGGTGCCGACTGAGAATTACGATATCTCGGCCTACCGCTTACAGGGCGGTTGCTCTTCCTCTGAGCTAAGTCGGCAAACTGTGTTTTAGAGACGACTCTACTACCTCAAAACCTTAGAGGAGGGGCTATGGTCCTGAGAAGGAATCGTCTCTAAAACCGCCTCGTAAGAAGCGATTGCCAATTCTGTAAGAGTTAAATTTCTGTCGCTGCACATACGATACTAGTGCAGAGGCCCGTTGTCGGGACTTATGCAGACAACAAGTCTAAAAGCACAGTATGTCTTCTAGGGGAGGCTATTTCAAGTTCGCACTTAAGGTAGCGACTCACCTGTTTTTCACTGACAACCTGCACCCGGTTAAGTCGTGGGCCGTTGCGTGATTTCCTCAACAAACAAGCTACTTCATAAGATCGTTGCCGCAATCTTAGTCTTGGAGAAGTGCCTATCGCAACCTCAACAAACGTATT